TGATATAGGCTTTCCCAAACGTCACGGAATGCAAAACTCATGCCTAGGATAAGTCTATTACGTTCACCTCGCGACAAGTTATCAAAGTCTAAGTCTTGACCTAATTGTGTAATTTCAACATTTAGATCATTCTGGAATATAACTTGATGCGGTAACCCTAACTTATCGAGGTAGTAAGTAAGTCTATTATTTAAATACATTAAATTTTGATCAATAATCTTCTTACGAATAAAACTATCTTTGTTTGTTAGTAGTTTTAATAAAAACTCTTGGTGTTCTTTAAAACTTGTAAGGTCATTAATAGGTGACCAGTCAATTACTTGCATAGCACTATTGTTTAATTCATCAATTTGCGTTTGATACGGATCATCTTCGTCTTTTTTATTTTCAAGAGCCGTTTTTAAACTATCTACATTCTGCCTATGGTCGTATGCTTCTTTAGCACTCTCATAAAACGTAGTAGGCTTACCATTAATGTCACCAATGTCTTCTAAACCTTTAGCAACGTCAGTAACTTTGTCTGCAATTTCTGCTTGATATGCAATAGCATCAGCAAGTTCTTTAGTTTTACGCTCTGCAATTTCTGCTTTTTTGTCTGCATGTAGTTCTTGACCACATGTATAACATGTTGCGTCATCTAAATCTGCGATGTCTTTGTTTGCTTTTTCAACAGTCCTGTCTGCACGTTGTAGTGCTGGTTCTAAAGTGCTTAATTCCTTTTTAAGAGCCAAAATAGCATTATTGTGTTGCGACCAGTTAGATAGTTTTTCATGACTATCAAGTTCTGAATCAATATCTAAATGTTCTAGTTCATCAATAGCATTAACTAGTTTATTAGTGTCTGTTTGTTTCTTAGAAAGCCATGCACGTTGCGTACTTTGCAAGTTAAGAATAGTAGATTCAATTTTACTATTAGCAGTTTGTATTGCTTCAATCTTTAACGTTTCGGTTGTAATAGTATCTTTGGTTCGCCTTACTTGCTCTTTAAGTGCATCAGCCTTTTCACTAAGAATTGTAATACCTAGCAACTGTTCAATAATTGCACGTTGATCGTTTTGACGCATACTTAAGAACGGCTCAGTGTAAGTGTTAAGTGCAACAACATGCTTAAACATATCGTGACTCATACCTAATAACTGGTTAATATCTTCTTGTGTTTTGCGACTATCACCTTGTGATTCGTCTATTTGCTCTTGTTCTTGATTGTTAATATAAAATTTAAGAACATTAGGACTGCGTCCTCTCTCAATTCTATAATCTAAATTATCTTTTTCAAAATGTAGTGTAACTAACATGCCTTTGCTGTTAGTTTTGTTAATTAAATTGTTACGCTTAATATTTGTTAATGCTGTACCATATAATGCATAACTTAGTGCGTTAATAATAGTAGTCTTACCGGTTCCGTTACGTGATCCGTTATCATCGCCTCCTTGATCTAAGTTTTCACCTAGCACAAGTGTTAGTTGATCTTTGTTAAAGTCAACAGCCTGAGTCTGATTGCCCACACTCATAAAGTTTTTTACGGTTAGATCTTTAATACGTATCATAATTCGTTATAGATGTCCAATAGCATTTTTTTATTAAAGTTATCTGAGTCAATTGCAGTAATCTCTTTTGATACAATTTCGTCAACACTTTCGAAAGTTGAAATATCCAAGTCTGTTGAAATTTCTTCGACTTGTTTTTGTGGGATAAGTGTAATTTCTCTACACTTGTATTGGGTAATGTATGTTTCTTTGATAAACTGTGCTTCTTCATAACTAATAGGAACATCAATAGTAACACGTAGATACATATTACTCTTAATAATGTCCTGATCAGGATCAAGTAGTTGACTTAGTGTAGTTGTTCGGTACTTAGGACAATCAGACCAGTTAAGATATACTGGCTCTTTGTCATTTTCTCTATCAAGTACCATCATACCACGTGCATCATCCCATGCATCTGCATAGTTGTGCGGAAATGCATTACCTAAGTAATGTACTTTGCCTTGTTTTTGTCTTTTATGGAAATGTCCTGAAAATACATACTCTTGATGCTCAAAGTGTTCTGCTTTTAGTTCACCGTGATCGGGCATTTGTACCATAGCATTCATATAAAAACTAGGAAGTTCAAAGTGACCAAACATATACTTGCTTTTAATTTTTTTAATGTTTTTCCATTCGTCACCTACTAGCCAAGGAACAATAGTTACATCTTCGATGGTTGTAATCTCATCAATAAATGTAATACCTGGAATATAAGTAGCAAACGCTGTTGAGTTTACATCGCGCTTGTCTTTATAATACAAATCATGGTTTCCGTCAAAAAAGTAAAACTTTTCAAATGAACTACCTAATTTTTCCATGCAACGAATCGTTGCATCCATGGTTGTGAGGTTAAGACTGTTTCTGTTATGATGCCAGTCACCGCAAAAAATACCGGTTTCGCAACCATTGGCTTTTGCTTGTTCGATGAACCAATCTACAAAACGTTCACAGTCGTCATTATGAACTTTACTATTGCCTTTTAGACCAAGATGAATGTCAGTAAAGACAGCCGCTTTTTTAAACACTTATAATTACTCCTGTTTTCTATATTATTATACATTAAAAACTCTGCATTGTCAAGTGTTATTTTTTCATCAGTGCTTCTGCTTCTCGTTTTTGTTGTGCTTCCCATTCTCCTGAATGCTGTCTAGTATAACTAGGATTCATGTTGTTCATCTCTAAAATATCGTCACGTATGTTCTGAGCACGTTTTTCTAAATTAATAACACGTACAAATGAGTTAGTTACAGCCGCAGTGTAGTATGCAAATGGGTTATCCGACTTAGATTCGTCAAACTGTAAGCCAATTTGTGCTAACTGTAGTATTGCCTGACCCTTCATTTCGTCATTGTATGTGTAACCACGTACATTGCCTCGAGTTGCATAACGGTCTACTAATTTTAACCACATCAGTGCAAGTTTATTAGTTGCTTTTCCGTGTGTCTTACTAAAATTACCGTTTTCCATTCCGCCTTCCCAATGACTTTTACCTACACACACTAACTCTCCATCATCATTGAACTTATAATGTTTAAACGGAGGAAAATTAAGTTTAGTTTTTGTATCAGCAATGGTCTTTGGATTCTTTTTTCGTCCGGGCTCTTCTGGAATATGATCAAATGTCATAACACGAAAAATTAGTTCTTCTTTAACCATTTTTCGGTAGTCCACAGCACATTCTGCTTGTTTTACCTTCTCACCAGCAAGTTTCCTAGTTTCGAATGCTAGTGAACTTTGCTTTTTTGCTTTATTACGCTTTGCTTCTGCAATAGTACGTATGTTTATCTTATCAATATCGAGTAAAATAATGTCAAACATAGCATGTTCGTCGCTCATAAAACTACAAAACGTGCTTTTCGACTTGTGGATCTCTTTTAAGATATCCTTGTTATTTAAATAATTTACTTTTCTGGCCATAGTTGTTCCTTTAGTGGTTTTAATATATATTACTTACTATTATAATATACGTAGTTAAAAAAGTCAACTAAATAATACTATAAAGTTTAACGGAGTAATTTATGGCAACATTCAGAGACGCAGATCCAAACACACCAGGTATACAAATAAGACGTGATGCTAGCGGAACCCTGCAGGGTGATACGACTCAAAGTGTAACACCAAAAAACAGCAACCGTGCTAGAACCTTTGGTCCAGATAGTGCAATTAGTGAACAACGTCGAAAGAACCTGCCTCCTAATGCTGTGCCTAAGGCTAAAACGTCTACTGAGGCTAAAATTGTTGATAAATCAGGCGATAATGATTGGCGTGTTAATATTACAATTCCTCCGGCTATCAAAGAATTAAATTCTAGTTTGTTAACTCCGTTATATAACTCGGGTGATAGAATGATATTTCCGTTTACTCCATCGGTTATATTCTCTCACAGTGCAAGTTACAGTTCAATGCAACCTATACATACTAATTATCCGTTTTACAACTACCAAAACAGTAGTGTGGATGCTATTACAGTATCAGGAGACTTCTTTATTGAAACAAACGAGGATGCAGAGTATTGGGTAGCCGCAGTAACATTTTTAAGAACGTTAACTAAAATGTTTTATGGTGAAAACGGAACTAATACTGGTAATCCTCCACCAATTGTAAAGTTTAATGGTTATGGAGAATATGTATTTAAAAACGTTCCTTGTGTAGTAACTTCTTTTAACGTTGATTTACCTCAAGATGTTGACTATATGAAAACTAATATTTCAAGTGAATTAGGTACAAATGAATCAGGGCCAGGTACATGGGTACCAACACAAAGTTTAATGGCAGTAACACTTCAACCAATTTACAGTAGAACACACGTTGAACAATTTAGTTTAAGTGATTTTGTTAGCGGAGAATTAATTAGCAATCGAGGATTTTTATAATGGCTTCATACACTAGTTCCAGTCCGTGGAAAAATACTCCTATAATTGATGGAAAGTATTTAGGAAGTTTTCAAATACGACCAGTACCTGCAGAATCAGATGATTTTCTATATGAAATAGAAGTTCAATATACACATCGTCCTGATTTATTAGCATATGACTTATATGGTAGTAGTAAATTGTGGTGGGTATTTGCACAAAGAAATATGGATGTATTAAAAGATCCAGTGTTTGATATGGTAGCAGGAACAAAAATCTTCCTACCAAAAGGCCCTAGACTTAAAAGTGTATTAGGAGTTTAACTTGAGTTTTAAATCACTATTTAATAAAGTATCTACTAAGTTTGATCTAATTTCAACTTTTGTTCCAGATGTTGCAAAAGATTTGCAAGACAATATTAATAATATAAAAAATTCATTAAATGTTGAAGGATTAAAAGACCAAGCACTAGGCCAGGTAGCAGGATTATCAGGACCAGCAGGTTCAAATTTGTTTGCATCACAAAGTCCAGAACAATTTAAAAGTAATTTGCCAGCAAAACCTGGACCAATTGGATTTACTACTAAAGCGGGTCATTTAGTACCAGGAGAATCGCAACCACCTTGGCCAAACGAATTAGAACCGTTTGCAAGTATGAGTACTATAGTAACCCTTGCGGCACTAAGCCATAAAGAAATAAGTGATCCTGATAACACCTACCGAAAAACAGGTTTAAATAATATTATTATTAAATCAGGCGGCGGCCAGGGAGACAAAAAACAAAAAACACAAGTTGAAAGAGCACTAGGCGCTAATGTAGAATTTTTTATTGACAACATAGATATTGGTGCTGTTATGGCTCCAAGTCTTTCTTATGGTACTAACAGTAACTCAACAATAATAAAGTTTGAAGTATCAGAGCCATACAGTATGGGATTATTTTGGCAAGCATTAAGTGTTGCGGCAGCGAAAGCGGGATTTTCAGATTATTCCGAAGCGTGTTATGCTTTAAAAATAGAATTTAAAGGATGGTCTGTAGACGGAACATCAGTTGAAGTACCGTATTCTACAAGACTTATTCCAATTTCATTAACAACATCAGAATTTTCAGTAACTGAAGGCGGAAGTCTTTACCAAGTACAAGCAATTGCGTGGAACGAACGTGCATTAAGAGATAGTGTACAGCAAGTTAAAACAGATATCAATGCTACAGGAAAAGATGTAAGAGAAATATTACAAACTGGAGTTAAGAGTGTAACTTCAATCATGAACAAACGTTTACAAGACATGGAAAAACAAGGACAAGTAAATGTTGCTGATCAATTTGTTATTTTATTTCCAAATGATCGATCTTCAATTAATTCCCCAACAGCAAATCAAAGTTCAACCAACTCAGCAACTACGGCAGACTTACCAGGCGATGACGGCGACTACGGCGAAATGTATGCAACTGCTGATGGACCTCAAGGCTATGGAAGTACCGGAGACGAATTAGCATCATACTGGCAAAGTTATAGCGGACAAGACACAGAAGTGCCTGCAGGTTTTGATGAATATCTTGCTACAATAGGCGGCAACGTTGTAAGTAAAGAATGGCTGGGCCTAGGTATAAAAAAGTATGCCCAAAGTGACTTCAGTACAAACAAAATTGGAATGGCAAAAATGATTGAAAGCCCATTCGAAGGCGGAACACAACCATTACCTGATCCTGCATATGTGCGAGGAAGTGTTGATGCATTTGTTGCTAGACAACAATCTGTAGCAGACCGGAATGTACAAATTGAAGAAGACAATGCCGCTCAAGCCGCAGCCAACGAATCGTTCCAAGAAAGATATCCTATTTTTAATAGATCTAATAAAAATTCAAAACTTAATGGCACCCTACGATCATATACATTCTCAGCAGGTTCGCGATTGCAAGAAATTATTGAAGAAGTACTGCTTACAAGTATGTATGGAAGAAGTCTCGCAGAACAACTTAAAGATATAAAAGATGATCAAGGGTTTGTTGATTGGTATAGAATTGAAACAGCGGTGTATCCAATTCCAACAGATTCAGAAATGGCAAAATCAGGAAAAGTTCCTGCAATTTATGTTTATAGAATTGTACCTTTTAAAGTACACTCAAAAGAATTTATGGCTCCAACAGCGGCACCAACTGGTATTTCAAACTTAAAAGCCCAAGCCGCAAAAGAATACAATTATATCAATACAGGAAAAAACAAAGATATTTTAGAGTTTAATATACAATATAATAATAGTTTCATATATCCTGTAACAGCAGACAGAGGATCTTCTACAGCGGCACAAGTTTCTGGACCTGCTGGAACACAAGTTGCAGGAGGAAATTCGGATCCTGCTTATGTAACAAACGATGCTGGTTCTCCAACACAAGCAGGACAAACTGCAAGTAAAACAGCAGACGTAGTTAATACTGGATCTGGAAATGCCGGAGGCTCAGGATTTGATAATTCTGCAATTGGTATTGCTAGAATGTTTAATGACAGACTTATGAATTCATTAGTTATATGGTTATGGTTGATATGACTATAATGGGAGATCCGTTTTATTTGTCAGACAACGGCATAGGAAATTATTTTGCTAAAGATACTTCTTATACAAACATGACATCAGACGGACACGCAAATTATAATAACGGTGAACTTTATATAAACATTTTATTTAGAACTCCTGTAGATATAAATGCAGATACTGGATTATATACGTTTCCAGAAGATTTAATTGTTGTAGATACTTTCAGTGGATTATATAGAGTAAACTTGTGTAACCATTTAATTCAAGGAAATCAATATACAGTTGCTCTTAAACTGAATAGAATGCAAAATCAAGAAGATCAAACACAAACACAAAATCTTGGTGCATTTATACAAACAAACAAACCAAGCGAAGCAATGAACAGCACCGCAATTGATTTTGCTAAAAAAGTTTCTGAAGCCGCGCTAACAACTGGTGCAACTGAAAATTTAGAAACGTATAAAAAAGAAATTCAGGCATTGTTGGGCGGATATCAAGGACTTGATGAAATTGTAAGAAAACAAGCATCTTCATTAGGATTACCAGCACTTGATGCATTTGGTAATATTGGTGCTTCATTAAAATTAATACAAAGCCAAATTGGAATTGCTGAATTAGGAAAAATTGGATCTGAATTTAATAATTTAAAAAATGCTGCCACAACCTTTGCTAGTTCCACACTAAGTCAGGTAAATTTAAGTGGGAGTGACGTTTTAGGAAAATTTGGAACAAAGTTAACCGATACAGTTGGTAACATACCAGGTAACTTAACACAAAAATTGGCCAACACGGTCTCTACAGTAAAAATGCAAATACCAGATAACCTTGAAGCGGCGGCTACTAGAGGCGCAAGTGAAATTAATAAACTTAACCAAAATTTAAGAGGACCGTTCTAATATGGCAATTGAAGACATTCGCAGATCAAGACCTCAATCAGTAAACAAAACTGGACCGTTTGAGGCAATTATTGTAAACAACTTAGATCCAAAATATATGGGTACCTTGCAAGTTGAATTATTAAAGTCTACTGGTTCAGGTAACCAACAAAATCGCTCAGGGCAAGTTATTGAAGCAAGTTATTTAAGCCCGTTCTACGGTGTTACTCCTGTTGCTAGTGCAAGCAAAAATGAAGGGTACAGACATACCCAACAGAGTTATGGTTTTTGGGCTATTCCGCCTGACATTGGAACTAAGGTACTTGTTATATTTGTAGAAGGTAATACTAGTAAATGTTTCTGGATTGGTTGCGTTCAAGACGAATTTATGAATTTTATGGTTCCGGGATTAGCCGCAACATCTATGCTAAAAGATTTTAATAAAAAGGCTCCTGCCGCAGAATATAATAAACTTACTACAACTGAACCAAGCAATGATCCTACTACACACCGAAAATCTACACACTTAGATTTATTAAAAAACTATATTACAGCAGGATTAAGTGATGACGAAACAAGAGGATTAACAAGTTCAAGTGCAAGGCGAGAAATGCCAAGTGCAGTTTTTGGTTGGAGTACTCCAGGCCCGCTAGATAAACGAGAAGGTGCTCCTAAATCACAACAGGGGTATGAAGGAAATAAATTTAATCATCCTAAAAGTAGACTTGGCGGATCTAGTTTTGTAATGGACGACGGCGATGACAAATTTTTAAGAAAAGGTCATCCTAAAGATACTGCAATGGAATATGCAAACATTGAAGCGCAGGAAGAAGGCGGTGATGTTACTAGGCCTCATAATGAATTAGCACGGTGGCGTACTAGAACCGGACATCAAATTTTAATGCACAACACAGAAGATTTAATCTATATTGCAAATTCTAGAGGAACTGCATGGATTGAAATGTCTAGTAACGGTAAAGTTGATATTTACGGAGCAGATAGTATTAGTGTACATTCGCAAGAAGATTTAAACTTTACAGCAGATAGAGATATTAATTTAACAGCAGGCCAAGATGTAAATGTAGTTGCTAACAAAATTAGAACAAGTTCGCATGACAGTACTAGTGTTATTGCTGGCACACAATATAGTTTAAATGCCGGTAAAGATGTTAATGTTAATTCAGGTGAAGATTTAGTTATGTATGCAAATGGCAATGGTATGTTAATTGCTGTAGAAAAACAAAATATATCTGCAGGCGCACAATTATCATTAGGTAGTACAGGCGGCATTGGTATTGAAGGACATAATGAAGTCAAAATTACTACAGATGGTGATTATCATATGAAAGCACTAGGTAGTAGTTATACTAGCACTGGCGCTGAAATACATCAAACAAGTGCATTAAAAACTGTAATACAATCTGGTAATGTATTAGACTTAAAAGCAGTTGGCAATCTACGTATTAGAACTGATGCCGCAGGCGGCTTAGTTACAGGCGGAGCATTAGCAATATACAGCGAAGGTAATAGTATTGACATTCAAGGCACAGCGCCTAGTAATCCAGGTACTCCAACTGAAGCAGTTATACCACCGGCGCCATTTATTGTAGATCCAACTCCACCAGAAATTGCACTTAAAAGTGCTAGAGTTCCGCAACACGAACCGTGGTTTGAACACGAACATTATGATCCATTAAAATACACTCCAGACTTAACTAGAGCAGGTGTTGATCCACCAGAAACATATCCACCAAGTACTCCGGATACATTTAACAGAACACCTGGCGGTGTTGTAGTTGGAGGTGGCAATCAACCTAACGCATATAATTCAAGTGGTGCTCCGGAAGGTAATCAAAGATTTGACCCCATTGCAGGAGCAAATATTCCACCAGATCCTGAACCAGTAAAAATTGAAAAACAAGAACTTTCAAGATTATTTGCATCAGCGTTATTTGCTCAAGGATTCTCAGAAGAGCAAGTATATGCGGCTATTGCAACAGCAGAAACTGAATCAGGACTTAAACTATCAGTTGAAAACTCTTACAGCGGAACTAGTAATGAGCGCATACGCTCAATTTTTAGTAATGCTAGAACAGTTAGTGATGCAGAACTTACAGAAATTAAAAAAGATAAAGCAACATTCTTTGAACTAGTGTATGGTTACACAAGTAAAATTGGTCCAGGTATGGGAAATACAATAGCAGGCGATGGCGGTAAATTTATTGGACGTGGATTAATTCAGTTAACAGGTAAAGCAAATTATCAGCGTTATGGAAAACTTGCAGGATTAACAAATGCACCAATTACAGATTATAATCCATTTGGTGTTGATATTTTAGATGATCCAACTATCTTAATTACAGATGTTACTAAATCAGTTGCAGTTACAGCGGCATACTTAAAAGAGCGTTACAAAGATTTTGGTAGAGGAACACTTGGTAACTTTAGATTTGCTATTGCTGGAACTGAACGAGGATATGAATTAGGACGTCCTAAGGATACCGGTTACTTGCAAGCAAAATTACTACCAAACGGAAAATATGATCCTGACTGGATTAGAGATCCAAACAACAGAAATGTTGTTGCTGGCATTGATCAAAACGATCCAAGAAATGGAGTAGCATAATGGGACAAGTAATTATTCCAGGAACACCAATTGTTAATCCTGCAGAGATTGCAGATAATTCAGATTGGAACGAAGCACTTGAGGCAGGTAGATTTCCAGATGGACAGTTTGATTTAGAAGGCGATTATCCTCGATCAGGACCAGGACAACAAGCAGGGAATGGCGGGTATGCAAACTCTGGAAACTTACCTCCATTAGATCCTAACATTACACCTGGCCCACTTCCAGAAGGCCCAGGTTGGGAAAAGTTAGATGCACTTTTAACAAATGTTCTTACACAGGATTGGAGAGAGCGCGGAGTCGACGGCAATCCAAGAATACTTGAATGTTATAAAGTTTGTGGTAATAGTTATACTAGGGATAGTAGTTCAATGTCATATGCTTGGTGTGCGGCTTTTGTTAGTTGGGCATTATATACAGCGGGAATTCCAACACTACAGACAATGAGTAGTCAAGGATGGTATAGTTGGGGCAGTGAAGTTGAGTGGACTGATACTTCGGCTATACGTAAATGGGACGTGGTAATTTTTAAATCAAAAACACGTTCAGGCGGACACATAGGATTTGTACAAGAAATTACATCAAATGGAGTTATTAAAGTACTCGGAGGAAACCAAGGCGATAATGCTAAAGTTTCTAACTATCAATTTAACTCTAAGAGTCAGTATGTAAAATCAGTTAAACGTAACTGGAGTTTACCAGATGAGTATAATGTTCCAATTGATGGCACTACTCCAGCAACAGCAGGATCGGATACAACAGTATAATGCCAAAAATAGCAAGAAAAACAGACAGTGTAAATACTGGTCACGGGTGTACTGCAACTACAACACTAAATACTCCGGGACAATCATTTGTAACAGTTGAGGGCTTACTAGTAGCAAGATTAGGAGACCCAACAGTACCACATACACACAGCCCACCAGCGTGTCCTACCCATACAGAATATATTAATGGATCTAGTTCAGTAGTAAAAGTTTGCGGTGTTTATGTAGGTAGAGTGGGTGACGGGTGTGATGCAGGCACAATAGCCAGTGGCGCATCTTATGTAAACGTAGGAGCATAAATATTAGTATGAGTACTTTAGAAAAAAATCTATATGATAGAATTGCAATTAAACCTAGCGGACAGCAAAAGCCTGTAGTCACTAGTAAAGCGTATAGAGGTTTGTCTACAGTTAACCCTGATAATAACTCTAGTACATTATTTGATCTTGGCCTTATAAAACAAGATCTTTTGAATCACTTTCACATACGACAAGGCGAAAAATTACACAATCCAGAATTTGGTACCATTATATGGGACGCTATTTTTGAACCATTTACAGATGATCTTAAAGAAGCCATAGCAACTAATGTAACAAAAATTGTAAATTATGATCCTCGTATACAAGCAGACAATATTTCTGTAAGTAGTTATGAAAGCGGAATTCAAATTGAATTAGAATTAACGTATTTGCCTTATAATATATCAGAAAAACTTAGATTAGACTTCGATGAAACTGCTGGGTTAACAGCATAAATTATATACGCACTTTTCTTAATCAAATAAATACATTGTAACAAACGAGGAATGTGATATGTCATCGACAGACAGACAAAATAGACTGCTAGTTGCAGAAGATTGGAAGCGAATATACCAATCTTATCGTAATGCTGATTTTCAGAGTTATGATTTCGACAATTTACGCAGAACTA